TTCGATTCCTGGGCGCGGGGAGCGGTACGCGGCGCGGGGGTGTCCGGCATCCGGTCGGGGTGACCGGATTCCGGTCGGGGTTGTGTTGCTGTGTCGAAACTCAGGCCGAAAGTTGACGAAACTGGGGTTGCTGCGAAGTGAGCAACACCGACACGACGTGACGAATACCGAAACGACGTTCGCGAGCCCTGTTACCCATTGCAGCACATGGTGACGAATAGGAGCGCAGAATCCGCCCAATCACCTCGCCCTGGCAGGCCCAGGATCCGTTTTTCGAAGACCTCGCGAACCGAGAAACCGTTCCGGCCTGGTGGGGGGGTCGCCAGCGCTGTCGGGGTCTCGATCGACGCCGGCGTCGGCGAGCTGCTTGAGGAATCGAGTACGAACACCGTGCTCCTGGAGCGCGGCGTCGTACGGTTCGAGGAGCGTTCTCCACTCGGCTTCTGCGCTCTCGTCCTCGAGGAGCTTGGCGCCGTCAGGAACGCGTGTAGGCACGAGCCCGGTCGTCAGGAGATACCGCTGCCCGTCAGCCGGTCGGCGGCGCTCTGGGAGGTCCTGGGGAATCGGACCGATAGGGCGGCCCTTGTCGTCGCGCCAGATCCCGGCGTTGACGTCGGCGACGCCGATCTGGTTGTCGTCCCGGACCGCTTCAAGGATTCGACGTTCGAGTACCAGTAGCACGCTGACCTCACTCGTAGACGAAGCTGAACAGGAACGCGCCGAGACACGCTCGCAGGTTGGCGGGAGCGCCGTTCTTGGTCCATTTCGCCGTGGCTCGCTGCACGTACGAGCCCGGGTTGTCGCCGTCAGCCGGCAGCGTCCACATCTGGTTCACGGCGATGATGTACTCCTTCGAGCCACCGGTGGCACCGTCGGTGTTGTCCAGCTCGCTGGTGGTGCTGTTGAAAAGCCCGAGGGAGACGCCGTAGTTGTTCGACGGGTCGTGTGCGGCTCCCAGCGAGTACATCACCATCGAGATGGACTCGACCATCACCTTCGTTGCGACGGAGTCGTTCGGCGCCGCCCAGTACGTCGACGTCGTGGACGAGATCGTCGCGAACAGCGGCGACGCGCTCGCGCCGTGGCCAATTGCCTGCCGTGCACCGTGCCAGCGAACCGTCCCACCGATGTCCCGCGCGAGAAGCTCGAGCCCGGCGGTCTCGTGGTACAGGCGATCCCCGGCCGAGACCGGCACGACGCTTTCGTCCGCCGGCACGTACGTGGCGATGGCTTCCCCGTCGGGCAGGTAGTAGCAGTTGCCGGTCCGGGTGAGCCCCGAGCGGCTGCCGCTGACCGTGACCATTTCGCTGAGATGCAACACCCCGCCGATGCCGACGGAGACGTTGACAACGGAGCCCTGGCCGCCGAGGTAGAAGTTGACGCCGGCGGCGAGCGTGATGTTGCCCAGGGCGATCCCGTACAGGACAACGCGAACCCCGTCCTTGCCGGTGATGTTCTCGCCGGCGCCGCCGTAGGCGTGGATGACGTCACCCGAGGAGGCGGCCGCCACTGCGGCCGCCAGGGTCTTGTAGTCGCAGCCGACGTCGCCGACCGTGATCTGGTAGGTCGGCCAGTCGTCGGCCGGCTTGAGTACTCGTCCCACGTCGACCTCCTACGCTCCCCGGCCCCGCTCGCCGGAGACGGTGATCGCGATGTCGTCCGAGCCGGTGTCGGCGGTGTCCTTGATCCGGACGTATGGACCGTCCGAGGATCGCCACGGCAGCGGGTGCCGCGGCGCCGCGACGTCGGTCGACCCGTCGCCGCTGAGCGTCAGCTCGGCCTGGCAGACCAGGTCCTCCAGGTCCGAGTCGGTGTACACCTCCACCGTGACGACGCCGTCGCCGGCGCCGGTGCGGTGGCCGCTGATGCGGCTGATCGTGCCGCGCCTCGGCGCAGCGGTGGCGGCCTGGGCGGTGCCGTAGGTCGCTTCGACGTCTTCGTGGGTCAGCGTCTGCTGCCAGATCTCGTCCATGGTCCTCTCCTCGTCTCCGCGTGATTGCTGGCGCCGCTGGCGCCGCCCAGGGCCTGGTGCGGGACTACGACGGCAAGCAGCCGGCGCAGTCCCAGGACGTGCCCGGGACGGTGAACGGTGCTCCCGGCTGTTCGACGACGGTCAGAATGGAGTCGACGATCACTCCCGACGGCGAGAGGAAGTCGCTGATCAGCTTCATCGCCACGCACAGCCCCGGATCTTCGGTGGTCGTGGCCGTGGCCTCGGCCATCCCGGCGGCGACCGGCATCGTCATGTTCAACCACTTCATCACCTCGTCTCGAGCCGCGTCCTGGCTCTCGACGGTGGGTACGCCCGGCAGTCCGAGGCACGGTCCCGGATCGATCGTCACCGACTGCGTCACGCCGCTGCAGGTCCCCGCCTCGACGGCCTGCTTGATGGGGATCGCCACGCCGGTCGTGTGCTCGCCGACGGACTGCAGCACGACGCCGGCGATGCACTCGTCCCAGGTCGTCGCGTCGGCCTGCAGCAGCGTCCCGGACTCGGTCAGGCCCTCGCCGATGAGCTCGACGAAGACGTCGGGATCGGGCCCGTCGTCGTCCGGCAGCGGCTCGGGGGGCTTGTGGCTGGGGCAGCCGGCCACCACCAGGCCGACCGCCGCGGTGATCATCATCATCAGCATCAGGATCCTCGTTTTGCTTCCCATCTCCGTCTCCGTTCGTTCCTTGCGGGTGTTGTTGTTGGTGCTCGGGGCGTCCTCAGTCGAGCTCGTAGTCGACCTCCATCGCCCGCACGCCGATCTCCGACGCGGCGGCGTTGGCGTCGAACGAGAGGTCGAGGTAGTACATGTAGTTGGCGAAGTCGTAGGCCTCGCTCAGCACACCGGACTGCTCGGACACCCACGACCCGCTCGAGTCGGTCGCCGTCAGCGTCGAGATCACCGTCCTTGAGCCGTCGCTGAGCTTCTCCTTGACCAGCGCCAGCGACAACGAGGCGCTCGCCGAGCCCCGCTGGAAGTACATCCGGATCCGGGTAAGGGTCTCGACCCCCAGCAGAGCGAGGTACTTGTCGATGCCGTAGAACAGGACGTGCGCGTTGACGTCGGCCGGCTCCAGCACGAGGTACGTGTAGCCGCCGGCGCCGGACCGCACGGCGTCGCCGCCCGCCGCGGTGAGGGGATTCCCCTCGCCCCAGGGCACGATCCGCAAGGTCTTCTCCTTGTCGCCGATCGCGTCGGAGCAGGCGATGATCCCGTCCTGGATCGAGTTGAGGTCGGCCGAGGCGACCTGGTCGCCGCTGTTGTAGTCCTGTGTCCGGCTCGGGTACGGCTTGGCCATCGGTCACGCTCCCAGCAGGTCTCGATCGGTGAGGCTGTACGGGTCGTTGCAGCGGAAGTCGTCGAAGCAGGCGACGCCCTGGGTGTGCCCGGGCTTGAGTCGGTCGAGCAGCGCCTGCTCTTCGACGAGCTCGTCGTCGACCGACGCGGCGACGGCGGCCGCCCGGCCGAACGCAGCAAGGAAGAACCACTGCTTCTCGAGGCACTCGTAGTCGACACGGCTGCCGGCGTCGTCACAGTGGAACGCCATGAACTCGACGATCGTCGGCTCGACGGTCGTCAGGATCTCGAGCTGGGCGGCGATGTACGCCGGCGTCATCAGCGGCACCCGGGCGAGCGCCTCGAGTACTCGCTGCTGGCGCACCGCGTCGCTGTCGCCGGCGGCGGGGTGCAGGTCGAGTAGCGCCTCCCAGCGGTCGAGCAGCTCGGGATCGGTCTGGGGGAAGCAGGCGTCGACCGACAGCGCGACCTGGTCGTCGACGCCGTCGATGCTGTCCGCCCAGGCGTCGAGCTCCTCGAGGTGCAGCGCGCCGTCGTCCCGGGACAGCGGTCCCCAGGGCAGCAGCTGCAGCATCCGGTCGTAGGTACTCATGCGAGGTTCACCGTGATCGTGTTGGGCATGATCAGCTCGGCCGTGTCGCTGTCGAGCGTCGCGGTGACGTCCGCCGCCGGGGTGGTCAAGGTGAAGGACTCGACGCCGGCGACGGCCATAATCGCGGCGATCAGGCCGTAGACGAGCAGGGTGTCGCCCGGCTCGAGGCCGTCCATGTACGTCGGGATCGCCTCCTCGACGGCGTCCTCGACGGCGCCGGAGTCGTAGCCGTCAACGACGACCAGGTCGTCGACGGTGACGTTCTGGAGGACCTGGTCGGGCGCGAGAACCTCGAAGTCCTTCGTCGTGACGGGGCGGTTGTCGTCCAGGTGATCCTCGACGTCCGACAGCAGGCTGCCGCCGGGGAGATCGAGGTGGCCGTTGGAGCCGAGCGTCACGATGGACACGTCGATCGTGCCCAGGCCTCGGCGCAGCGGGTGCGTGTAGGCCAGGTGCACCCCGTCGACCTCCATCGCCCACTGGTACCAGTCCGACTCGGTGCCGCCGGCCGGCGGGTACTGAATCCGGGCGAGCAGGCGCACGAGCAGCGCTGCGTCGGTCTCCTCGTCGGTGCCGCCGGTGAAGTCGTCGGCCGCCTCACACGCGGTGTCGATGCCGGGCCCGGGCGCGCTGAACGAGAAGCTCTCACCGCTCGCCCAGTTCACCGCGACGCCGGTGTCGGTCGACTCCGCCTCGACGTCAACGCTGCCGCCGCCGGGAATCGTGCCGCCGGCGGTGAGCTCGCCGGCGTTGCCCTCGGCGTCGGTGAACGCGTCGCCGACGCTGTAGGTGCTGCCCGGCGTACCGGTGACGGTGACCTCGCCCTCGCTGCCGGTCGCGTCCTTGCGGTCGAGGTCGTAGATCGCGCAGTGCCGCTCGAGGTTGTCGCTGTTCGCCGAGTCGGGGAACCGCTGGTCGAGCGACCAGTCGATGTACAGCGACTGGCCCTCGAGCAGCGACGCGATCACCTCGGCGCGGAGCCGCGCCTCGGACGCCGAGCCGGTGCTGGTGCCGGCGATGTTGCTGCGCAGCTTCGCCAGGATCTCGTCGAGCCAGTCCTCGTACGTCTTCGGCGTCAGGTCGGTCACGGGCCCACCTCTTGCCAGACCTCGAACGTCGCCGGCGGGAAGCCCGGGCCCTGCAGCGTGATGTACAGCGCCACGCCGTCGGCACGCGCCTCGGCGACGGTGGAGATCTCCGCGACGATGCCTTCGTCGACGAGCGGCCGCAGCGCCTCCTCGACGAGCGCCGGCGCCCGGGCCGCGGCTGCCTCGGGGCTGCGCTCGCTCTGCAGCTCGTGCAGGCGGCTGCCGAACTCCAGGTCCCCGATCCGCGTGCCGCGCCGCGTCTCGAGGCAGAGGTACACCTGCGTCGTGACGTCGTCGTCGACCTCGAACCGCCCGTCGGTCAGGACGAAGTCGCGCGTCGCGGGATCGATGCGGAGGTCCGTCATGACGGCACCTTGACGTTGCGGATCGAGCGCACGGTGATCGACCCGGTGACCGTGTACGGCCCGGCGGTGAGGGAGTGGACGCAGCTGTCGCCGTCGGCGGCGACTGCGGTCGCGCCGTTGTTGAGCCGGAGATCGCCGGTGGCGGCGACGTCGATCGTGCCGTCGTCGTTGAGCTGCACGGCCTGGCCGAGGTGGTCGTACAGCACGACCTCGCCCTCGGACAGGACGGGGCGGTACTGCGGATCTTCGGTGCCGATGATGACGCCGGACGCCGTGCGGCCAGCGATCGGGAGCACGACCGCCTCGGCGTCGGCCTTCGGGTACGACGCGAGCCCGTAGTGCTGGACGACTCGGGCCGGCCGGGTCTGCTCGGTGTCGTTCGGGCCGACGAGGCCGGTCACCGCCGCCTTGAGCTTCTGCCCCGCGTCGAGCGCCTCGACCCGCGAGATCACGCCGCGGACGCCGCCGATGCGGACGCGCCGCAGCGCGCGCTGGACGCGCCGGTCGATCACCCGAATGAGCTCAGGCAACCGCATCGAAGTACTCCGGGCGCTGCAGCGTCAGCTCGGTCCGCCGGCCGTCCTGACGAGAGCGGGTGAACCGCCGGCCGGTGATCAGCATCAGCTCGTCGAGGTCCTCGCGCTCGTCGACGAGGGCGACGAGGGTGTTCGGGGCCCAGGCGGGATCGCCGTGACCGACGACGGTGTACCGGCAGACGAGCTCGCGAGCTCGTCGGCGGGAAAGCTCTTCGGCGGCCTGCAGCTCGGCCTCGGCCGAGGTCTCGACGTCGCCGGCGACGAGGATCAGCTCGCGCGTGAACGGAGCCTCGGGGTTCGTCGCGACGCCGGTGACGCCGGCCGTGTCCGTGTCGTGGTCCCACGAGCCGAGCACGGTGACCTTCGAGACCACCTCGAGCGTCGAGCGGGTCACGGCGCCGCCGAGGATGTTGTTCATGAACGCCGGGGAACCGAGCCGCCGCTGCAGCACCGCGACCGGAGCGCCGGACGTCGAGTACTGGCCGACGTGCAGCGTCCCGTCGGGGGCAACCCAGATCCGCAGGCCGCGACGCTCGACGACCCGCGACAGGAACTCCCACATCGACTCGCCCGGTTCGGCCTTGCAGCCGAACGTCCCGGTGTCGGTCGTCGCCGGCGTCTTCGTCATCCCCGCCGCGGCCGCCACCGTCGACAGCAGCTGCGTCATCGTCGTCTTGCTGAAGCCCCAGGACAGCTTCGCCGACGCGTCGAGCAGCAGCGCCGCCTGGTCGCGACCGCGCAAGGTCACGGTCACGTGGGAGCGGTCGTAGCGTGTCTTGATCTCGTCGATGCGGCCGGACAGCACCGTCGTTCCGCCGACGAGGACCTCGACCCACGACCAGGCCAATAGGCCCGCTGGCCGAGCTGCGTCCTCGAGGCGGACGGCCGCCGACCAGGCCGACGCCGGCGTTTCGAGCTGCGCGTCGCACTCGTACGACAGCCACTGGGTGTAGCGGTTGCCGTCGATCAGCAGGGCGAGCTCGTCGGTCATCGGTCGTACACCTGCAGCTCGGTCCCGGCCGGGATCGCGTTGGGGTTGGAGATGACGTCGCGGTTCAGCGCGACGATCTCGGGGCCGCGGGTGACGTCCTCGTACAGCGCGACGGCGACGAGCGAGTGGTTCGTGTCCTGCTCGACGGTGTATGGCACGACGGTGCGTAGCGACGCCGCGACCTCCTCTCCGAGCTGCTGCAGGCGGTCGCCGACGAGCACGAGCGCGGTGCACGCCGCCGACGCGTCGACGCCGTATGTGCTGCGCAGCGCCGCGACCGACGTGTCCAGGTCGGCCCGAAGCGCCGCGATCCGACGACCCATCTCGTCGACGGTGACGTCCGCGTCGTCCGCCGCGATCGTCGCGCGGTAGGCCATCGCCGCGGCCAGCGCCGCCTGGGCATCGGACTTGGCCGTCACGGCAGCGCCTCCAGGGCCGACGACGCCGAGCTCGCCGCCTCGTCGAACGACGCCGCCGCGCCACCGACGCCGGCCTGCGCGATCAGCAGGCCCGCTGTGACGCTGTTGTCTTCGACGAGCTGGAGCGTCGCGACCGCGCCGTTGAGGATCTGGGGCGAGTGCGTCGGCTGAAACCGTACGATCCGCACGTTGTAGCGGGCGCTCGTCACCGGGTGCGTGAAGGTGTACGCGCCTTCCGTTTCGGCCATCTGCTTGAGCCGGTCGAACGACGTACGCCAGAACTCCCCGATGAACCCGATCCGCAGCGTGCCCTTCCACGGCGCCCGGCCGACGTCGGCCTGCTCGGCGCCGTCCCGCTCGGGGTACCGCAACTCGACCAGGTCACGGCCGATGTCGTCGCGGATCTCGATGACGTGCAGGGCGAGCGGGCCGAGGTAGGCGGTGTCCATGTCAGTACCTCACCGCCTGGAACTCGACGTCGTCGACGCCCTCGACGTCGACGAGCTCGTACCGGTCGTCCATCACCAACATCGTCATGCTGAGGTTCACGTGGGCCTTCTCGGACGCCTCGTCCGCGACCCCGGTCTCATAGTCCGTCACGCCGCCGAGCTTCTTCGGCGCCAGCAGCATCATCGGCAGCGACCAGGTGTTCGTCATCGCGTCGCCGAACCGCTCCCACCAGCCGGCGCCCTCCATCTGGCCGATCTGGGCGTAGTTGGCCTGCGACTTCGGGGCGATCAGCGACATCCACTTGGCCATCACCTGCTGGATCAGGGCGCCTCCGCCGGTCCCGCGCAGCGCGTGCTTCTCGATCGCCGCGCCGATGCCCGTGCCGGTTTCCCACGCCCCATAGGCGGCCATCGCCGTTTCTGCCCCGCTTGCCCTTCGCCCGCCGCGGCCGACAGTGGGGGCGTACCAGGCGGCCGCTGCCCTTCGCCCGCCGCCGGCTCGAGGCACGCCGGCGCCGGCGCCGGCCCCGCCGGCGAGCGCACCACCAGGACCACCCATCGCCGCCGGCCAGTTCGTCACGAACACCGGTGTCCCCGTCGCCGCGCGGGCGGCCGCGGCGAGGCCGCCGCCTCCCGCCGGTGCCCCGCGCATCGCGCCGGCGAGGCCGCCAAACACCGTGACGAGCTTCTGCACGCCGGCGGCCGCCGTCATCCCCAGCAACGCCGCGGTGATCGCGCGGATCGCCACCGGATGTTCGTTGAGGACGCGCAGCAGCCGGGTGAAGTTGTCCAACAGCCCACCGGTGCCCATTTGCAGGAACTTCTCGGCTTCCGCCCGAACGGCCCGGAGCTGTTCCTTGGTCGACTCCATGTGCCGCTCGAAACCGCCAGCGACGAACCCCTCGGAGTTCTGCGCGTCCTGCAGCAGCTGGTCGTAGGTCTCGAGCTCGGCGATCGCCGTCGAGATCCAGGTCAGCGCCTCCTTCTCGGTGAACACCTTCTGCAGCGCGACGACGTCGCCGCCGGAGGCCTGGGCGATGTCGTGAAGGATGTCGCTGAAGTCCCGCCACTGGCGGACGCCGTTCTCGTCGACGCCGGCGAAGACGTCGACGCCGAGCTCCTTCTTGAGCTTCTTCGCGCGGGGGACGAGGGCGTTCATGAAGGCGAGCGTCGACGTCGCGGCCTTTGCCGGGTCACCCTTGGCCAGGATCCCCATCTGCAGCGCGGCTGCCGACACGGCGACAGCGGTCTGGCCCTCCATCCCGATCGCCCGCATGCCGGCGGCGACCTCAGGAAGGTACTGCGCCATCATGTTCAGCGAGAAGCTGCCCTGGTTGGCGACAACGGCGAGCGCGCCGAGCGCCTGCTCCATCTCTTCGGGCGGCACGTTCAGGCTACGGTTGAGAAAGAACGCCGTCTTGGCCAGGTCCTCGAGCGGCGTTTGCGTCGCGGTCGCGACTCGGCCGACCTGGCCGATCAGGTCGACGGCGGTGTCCAGGTCCATCCCGGCCTCGACGAGCTGGCTCAGCCCATCGACGAGCTCGTCGGCGGTCTTGCCCGTCGCCGAGCCGGACAGGCCCAGCAGCTGGCGCTTGAGCTCCTCCATCCGACCGTCGGTGATCTGCGCGGTGTTCGCGATCGTACGGAGCTTGCTGTCGAACTCGACCAGGCCGCGGCCGATCGCGCCGGTGCCGAGCAGCGCCGCGACGGTGCCCATGCCGTTGATCTGGTTGGACAGAAACTGCACGCCGCGGCCGGCGCCGCGCATCACCGTGTCGACGTGGCGGCCGAACCCGGTGACCTTGCGCTGGGCGCGACCCACCCCTCGGCTGAACCGGTCCTTCAGCCCCAGGATGATGTCTACGCGTCCGTCGGTCGGCATGCTACGGTGACCTCGTGATCCTCGTCGTCCTGCTCCTGGCGCTGCTCGCTGCGCCGCTGTACATCGCGGCGCTGTTCGAGCTGCTGCCGACCTGGGCGGCCTGGCCGGCGCTCATCGCGAGCGCCTGGGTCGTCCTCAGGTCGACTCCTTCTTCTTCATCGCCTCCTTCACCGCCTTGCCAATGACCAGCGCGGCCGCGATCTGCCCGTCGGTCAGCTCGTTCGCCGGAACGCCGAAGTAGGCGTGGAGCTTCTCGGCTCCGAGCCAGGCGAGCTGCTGGCCGACGGTGACGCTTCCCCCAGCTCGTCCATGGCCTCCTTCGGGAACGACTCCAGCGGCGGGCTCACCGACTCCTGGTGAACGCCCTGGTGAGCCGACAGGTAGTCGATCTCGCCGCGGTTCAGAGCCTTGCGGACCTCGTCGGGGCTCGACGCGAGCGGCTCGCTCGTCTCGGGATCGACCAGCGCGCGGAACAGCGTCTGCACGCCGAGCTCGTAGCAGTACTCCTGCCAGCCCGGCGTCGTGCCGATCGCCACCTTCAGCTCGGCCAACCTCTGCAACGCGGCGGCGTTGGCGTTCTGGGCCTCCGACGCCGGCAGCGGGATCAGTCCGACCTTCGTGCCGGCCCGGGCGAGCTCGACCACCTTGATCGAGCCCTTGCCCGCGAGCATCTCGATGAGCTTGCCCACCGTGGCCTCCTACGCGATGCGCTTGCCGGTCAGCAGCAACAGCGACACGCGATCGACCGTCTCGCCCTGGTCGTTCTGGACCCCCGACTCGAACGAGGACGACGAGCACCGGGAGTACGAGTACTTCGGACAGCTCGGCCGCTTCGGCAGCAGCTGAACGACCGCCTCCTCGAGGTCCTCCCAGATCGGGAACTCCGGCGACGCGGGACACTCGAAGTCCAGCGTCCGTGTCTTCTTGCCGCGGAACGTCCCGACCGAGTCGCCGGTCAGGTCCACGAACGGCGCCTCGCGGCGGGCGGTGTCGACCCGCAGCGTGATCCGCGAGGTCGGAATGTGCTGACCGTTGATCCAGAGATCGCACTGGTCAGTGAGGGTGGAAACGGGCATCTGTTCCTCCCGGCCGGCCCGTCACCGGCCTGCTGGTCAGCTCGTCAGGGCCGTCTCGAGGTAGTCGACCCGCGTGTAGATCTTGTGCAGCCCCGGCACGACGACGGCCGGGACGCGGACGTCCATCTGCGTCTGGTCGACGCTGTTGCGCTCCACGATGACGTTGTCGAGGTTGTCGTCGACCTGGTGGAGGTACTCGAGCCGCTCGATCGCCTTGAGCACCTCGACGACCTCGCCCTTGACCACGTCGAGCAGCTCGTCGGTGAACTTGCCCTTGGCGAACTTGCTGCCGAACATCGCGTTGAGCTGGTACCGGACGAACTCGAGGACCCGCAGCGTCTGGACGTCGAGCATCGCCTCGAACGGCGTGCCTCCGGCGGTCTCGTAGCAGGTCGTGATCGTGCGAACGATCCGCATCCGCAGACCGTCGGGGGAGACGACCGGTCCAACGCCGGCCCAGAGCAACGTCTCGAGCTCGGTCGACGTCAGTCGGTTCGCCGCGGTCGGCACGTCGACGCCGAGCAGCTCGGTGTTGTTCAGGGGCATCGCCAGGTCGGTCTCGGCGGCGATCGCCGCGGCGTACTGCGCGGCGAGCTCCCACGGGGTGATCTTGGCGTTCTTGGCGAACGCCGCGGCCATCCGGTACGAGGTCTTGAAGTTGGCCGCGAGCGTTGTCGCCGCCGACAGCGTCCCGGTCGTCGCGTACACCCCGAACCCGCCCCGCATCTCCAGCGGCGCCCCGACGGTGTCGAGGTGGGTCTTGAGCTTGCCGAGCTCGGTGCTGTCCTCGAACCCGCCGAGGACGATGATGTCGAAGTGCTCGGCCTCGACCTCGCCCAGGGCGTCATCGGGATCGGCGTAGTTCGCACCGGACGCCATGTCGACGACGGTGACGCTGATCCCGGTCAGGCCGTTGAGCAGCTCGTAGCCGAGGTAGATGTCGTTGCCGTGCGGGCCGTCGTTGCGCGCGGTGACGTCGATGTTGTCGCTGTCGTCGGCGAAGGTGCACGGCATGTCGCCGAGCTCGGCCGAGCCCGACGCGATGAACGCGTCGACGACGTCGGCGGCGGCGTCACCGACGGCGACCGGGACGTCGACGTACCGGTGCCCGCACCACAGCCGCAGCGTGCCGGCGACGGTGCACGTGCCGGACAGCTGGAACTCGCCGTCCGCGGCGACGCCGGTGTCCGAGTCGTCCAGCGCGATCGCCTCGGCGCGGATGTTCGGGTGCTGCTTGAACGCCGCGAGCAGCATCATCGCCAGCGTCGAGCCCTCGCCGAAGAACTCCTTGGCCTTGGCGTCGGAGTACACCTGCTTGAGGACCTTTTCGGCGACGGTGCCGTCGCTGGTGCGCTGCCCGATGAACAGCACGCGCGGTGCTGCGGTCGCGATCAGCCCGGCCTGGGCGAGCAGGACGTTGAGCTCGATCGCGCGGCCCGGCGTCCGGCGGCCGCTGGGAATGCTGTCGAATTCGATGGTCATCGGATCTGCCTCTCCGCGGCCTGGTCTCTACCGGCCGCCGTCCGTGGTCTTCTTCTGCTTGGGCTTGGGCTGCGGCCGGGCCTTCGCCTTCGGCACGACGATGACGGCGCCCTCGGCAATCATCGTCCGCCACCAGCGGCTCGAGTTGACGCGGACAGCCTTCTCGGCGTCTGCCGCGAGCGTCCCCTGGGGCAGGAACCGCCGGCGCTGGCCCTCGATGGGGATCGCCATCCCGGGCTTGGCCAGCAGGTACAGCTCTGCGTTGCGTTCCATGGCCTACTCGTCCTCCAGCTCGGTGATGCCCTGCAAAACCGGGTCGTCGGCCTCGGGGGGCTTGTGGATGCTCTGCTCGATCTGCTTGACGTCGGGGTACCCGTCGTCGTCCTCGGTCAGCGAGACCTCGAACGACGTCTCCCAGGGGTACTGGTAGACGATGACGGGCACCTCGTCGGCGGTCGCCTCGAGGGCGATCTGGTAGCCCTGGTCCGGCGACAGCGGCACCAGGTCGTCGAACCCCAGCTTCTGGCCAAACAGCCGCGTCCGGATCGACTGCAACAGCGGCAGCACGCCGGTCTGGGACGCCTTGCCGACGAGCCGGGCCTCCTCGCTGTATTTCGTCGAGACGGCGACGTAGACTGCCACCGTCAGCGTGACCCGCAGCATGTCGACGGTGATGCGCTTTTCGGTGCTCCGCAGCGGGTAGACCCAGAGCGCCGGGAAGCCGCCCACCGGCTCGCCCTGGACGAGCTTCTCGAGCTCGGCGGCGTACAGCTTGACGACGGCGCAGGCGCCACCGTTCTCTCGGTGCAGCGTCGCCTTGAGCCGAGCGACGACGGCCTGGCTGATCGTCGTGTCGGTCGGCGCCGTCATCGGCTCGCCCCCAGGTACCGCACGAGCACCTGCTCGGCGCGCTGGACGTCCTCGGACAACCAGACCAGGAACGGCCTGGCGTCGATGTGGACCTGGGTCTTCAGCACGAACAGCGGCCGGAGCTTGTCGCGTCCGACCTTCTGCACGATCAGCCCGATCCGGTCGCCGTCCTTGCGGTACAGGATGAACGTCCGGCTGTACCGCCGCGGCGCCGCCTTCGTCCCCGGCAGCGGAACCGCGATGGCCCGCGCGTTTCGCGGACGGATGGTGCCGCCGAGCTGGTGCAGCCGAGCTCCCCGCCGAGCCGTGCCGACGCGGAGCTCGTTCCCCCGGACGACCCGGTGGGTGATGCTGCCCTGCAGGCGCCGGCTGTTCAGCAGGGGCTTGCCGCCGCGTAGAACCGGCTTCCACGGCTCCGGCCGGCCGCCGGACCTGAACGTCAACGGGATCGACGTGTCGACCATGTACCGGCCGATCGACTCCAGCGGTGGACGCAGGTCGTCGCCGCGCCGCTGGAGCCGCCCGAGCAGCTCCTGGACCCTGTCGTCGTCGACCTGGTGAAGAATCGTCACAGCCCGCTCATCGATCCGTCAGTGAACTTCCGTTCCGGAGCGTCCCGCCCCGGAACCCGGGTCGTGCTCATCGCCTCGTCGCTCGTGCCGCCGAACGTCCCGGCCTTCGCGCCGGATGCCAGCGCCTCAAGCGCCTTGTCGTACCGCTCCTCGACCGTCTTGCCGACGACGCCGCCGCGGTGCAGGTGGTACCAAGCGATCCGGCAGGTCAGCAGGATCAGCCGATCGGGGGGGGAGGACAGGGGAACCGCCAGCCCGTGCCGCGCGAGGATCGCGTCGACCTCGGCCTCGGCGTCGGTGATCGCCGCGGTCACCCGCGACGTGACCACCGAGCCGGTGCCCTCGTCGTCCGTCAGGGCGACGAGATCGTCGGCCGGGTAGCGGGCCTCGATGTCGGACTGGCTGATGTAGTTCCCCATGTCCTCACGTCACCCCGATCAAGTGGTGCCGTCGCTACCGACGATCGACCAGTACGGGCCGACGCCCACGGCGTACCGGCCGCGGACCCCGTACACGTACTTGTCGCGGTTCCAGACGTTGTCCGAGTCGGGCTTCGTCTGGCTCTCGAACACGATCTTCTCCTGGATCTGATGCACGAACGGCGGCAGATCCTTGACGATCAGGAACCAGTAGCCCGGGTTGTCGTGCAGGTGCGGCAGCACGACGACGTCGGCCTTGCCCTTGCGGACGTTCGTCGCTCCGGACGAGCCGGTCGCGGCGACGACGATCTGCTCGGCGTCGTCCTCGAGATCCGGCGAGACGACGAGCGCCAGGCGCTCCATGCCGGTCCAGATGTACTCGCCCTCGCTGTCCTTGAGGCTGAACAGCGCGGCCCGAGCGTCGGCGAACGCGTCGCCGGCGAGCGCGGCGGTCTGCTTGTTGTCGATCGTCTGGCCGCCCCAGGAGTGGGCGTCGGCGCAGAGGGCGACGCCGTCGTAGGACTTGGTCGTGCCGAACGCGTTGTTCAGCAGGTCGCCGAGCATCTTCAGCGGGTGCAGCCGCGCCCGCGAGGCCATCATCTGGACCTCGGGACCGTACTGCTCACCGCGACCCAGGCGCACGTGGTGCCCGGGCACGCCCAGGGTCGCCTCGTAGGCCTTGCTCAGGACGCTCAGCACGCCCAGCTTGTGGGCCTTCTCGGCGCGATCGCCGTCCCACTCCCGGGGGCTCGGCAGCCCGTCGGGGATCGGGTAGTCGACCTTGTCGGCCGAGTCGTGGACGACCCGCATCAGCCCGAACCCGGGATGCGAACCGGCCAGGTCGTAGTACTTGTTGAACACCGTCGACAGCCCGCGACCGTACATCGCGATCGCCGCCGCGCCTGCTACCTTGCTCATCTGCTCCTCCTACGCCCCGGCCTGGGGCGGCTGTTCCAGCTCCTCGTTCGACCGGGGCGAGACCAGCCCGCCCCGGCCAGGGTTCACGCCGATCAGGCGCTCCAGGTCGCGTCGTCCGGCACGCACTCGGTGACGAGGACGCCGTTGGCGTTCGCGTCGTGCCCGCCGTCGCTGGACGCGGCCGAGACGTAGACGGTCTCGTCGGCGGTGTTCGCCAGGGTGCAGGCGAACTCGCCGTTGGAGTCGGCCTTGACGACCGCGTAGCCGGCGCCCGAGCTCAGGATCGAGCCCTTCGTCGCCGTGGCGAACGTGCAGGTCGCGCTCAGGTCGTGCCCGCCCTCGTACTCGTCCTTGGTCGCCAGGATCTTGAAGACCCCGGTCTTGGCCAGCGCCGTGCCGCTGAGGGTCTTCAGCGCCGCCGTCAGCGCCGCGTCGGTGCCCCCGCCGCCGACGTCCGGGCACGCGACGTCGACGCGCACCATCTTCGTCGCGAGCTCGGCGATCGCCGCCTCGACGTCGGTCGCCGCGAGGTGTCCGTCGCCGTCCTCGAAGTCGATCTCGTCGGCGTCGTGCTTGCTCGAGTCGCCGTCCAGGTGCGTCTCGAGCTTCTCGAAGTCCGGCGCGATCCGGATCCAGTCCTCGGCGGAATTGACCTCCGCGACGAACCCCGCGAACACGTGGTTCGTGACGTCGGAGCTCAGGCCGAGGGTGTTGTTGTCCTTGACGTAGACCCGCTTGCCCACGTCGTCGACCGACAGCGCCGACTCCATGTCGGACTCGAACTCGCCGCTGACGTACACCTCGGCGTACAGGTCGCCGTCCGAGCCGTCGGAGTTGTCGACGTACTCGGCCGACTTGCCGGCGTACCGGTAGCCGGAGGTGTCCGCCGCGCTGACGAGGTAGCCGCTGGCGTTGAGGCACACGTGGGTGCCCAGGTAGATGATGGTCGACGCCGCGACCGGGTAGCTCCGGAGCTGCCCGGCGCGCATCACGTTCTTCTGGTCTTCGGTGACCGCCGTCATGTCCTTCTCTCCTGCGTTGCCGGGTGCTCCCCGGGGGGTTCCGTTTCAGCTCCTCGCGTCGGGACTAGTCGTCCTTCGGCGCGTACTTCTCCCAGTCCTCGTCGCTCAGGCCGAGCTGGGCGTTGATCTGGGCCTGGTCGTCATCGATCTCGAGCTCGTCGTCGTCGTCGCGCTCGGCCGGCGGCTTCGGGGCCGTTCCGGTGGGCGCCTGCGACGACATCGACGCGACGAACTCCTCGGCCGCCTCGGGGTTCTGCTCGGCCATCACCAGCAGGCTCTTGTGCATCTTGGACTCGGGGTCCTTCGGCACCTTGCCCGCGGCGACGGCGCTGGCGACGATGGCCTGGGCGCGCGACTGCTGGCGCTTGTCCAGCTCGGCGACGACCGCGTCGGCGTCGGCGTCGTCGGCCAGGCCGAGGCGCTCGACGATGCGCGGGTCGATGGCGATCGGCTCGAGGCTCGCCTCGACGTTTGTCACCGGGGCGACCTTCAGCTCGACGAGCAGCTTGGTCTTCAGGTCGGCGTCCTGCTCCAGGGCGCTCGTGATCTCCTCCAGCTTCATGTTCGTGTCCTCCTGACCGCCCTCCGCGAGCGCCGCGGCGCCGCCGAAGAACGGGGTGTTGGTGAGAGCCAGGTGGTGCATCACTGGCCCCATGGGCTTGTTCGTTAGGGGGTGCTTGGGGTTGCGAAGCATGCCAAGGCTGACGTAGCCGTACTCGTCGTCCGTCCAGGACTGGCGGCCGCGCTCGTTCCAGCGCAGGTCGGTCGCCCACAGTTCGTCATCACGCCACTCGTACCGGCCCACCACACCGAACCGCGGAGCCGGAATGTACGGCATGCTCGATGTGTGTCGCTCGTCGATCGGCGGGTCGAATCCCAGTTCGACGCGGTTGCGCTCGACGGTCTCGGCCAGCGCCTGGTCGATGGTGACCGCGCCCGACGGGTGCCCCTCGTACACACCCGCCAACGCGAGGCAGACCTCGGTCGGCGGCTCGTCGCTGCGCGGCATCGCGACGGGCTCGCACAGCACGAGGTTGCCCAGGTCGATCCCCTGCATCAGCCGCTCGAGGTCCTCGCGGTTCATCACACCCCTCCGCCGATGGCCCTGAGGAGCTGGGCGACGAGCTCCTCATCGGGCTTGTCCGTGATCCCCAGTGCCGCCCGCACCTCTGCGTCCCGTCTCGGGTAGAGGGCTCGAACGAGAGTCGCCCTCGAAGCGTCGGCCGCCCCGGGCACCAGGTCGTCGAGCCGCTCGGCCATCCGAGCCACCGCGGCGGTGAGGCCGGCGACGTGCGCCACCTCGAGCGCCGCCCCGCCGGCGTCGAGCGCGGCCTGCGTCTCGGCCGCCTCGAGCAGAAGCGGAGCCGCGCGCAGCCCCCCCCGTTCCAGCGACGCCGCGACGCCGCTGACCTCGAGCTCGGCGAGCGACGCAACGCCTCGCCGAAGCTGGTCCATCGACAGGTCGGACGCGACGACGACGGCGCCGTCCTGGGCCTGTACAAGCTGTGCGATTCGGGTTGGATCGCCGAGCCCCGCGATCGGGCCGTAGGCCTGGGCCAGGTCCTGCTCGCTGTACCGCCAGAGGCTCTCGCCGAGCGCCTGCGCCGGCGGCCGATCCCAGGCCGGGCGAATCTCGACGTCCTCGCCCTGCTCGACCTCCTTGCCCAGCGTGGCGAGCTCGGCGTCGCCGACCTCGATCACGCCGCACCGGCAGTGGTGGTCGTTAGGCGGGAACCAGACGTCCCAGATCGGATCCGATTTGCGGAAGACGCGACCGTCCATGGCCAGATGCGACGGCCGTGTGCGGCGATCGCCGACGGCGTCGTACATCCAGTAGGGCGCCCGCTCGATGCCCTCGTCGGACCGCTCCTCGGCGTACCGACCTGCCATCTGCGACTGGCGCACGGCGTTCTGGAACACGAGCTCGGCGCGGTGGGTCTTCAGCGCGCCGATGCCGTGGGACTCGAAGACCTCGTCGACCTCGTCGAGCCAGGCGGCGAACTCGGTGCCGTCCCGCTCGGCCCGGACGAGCGACGCCTGCACGGCGTCGATCGCCTCGAGGTTCTCGATCCCGCCGATCGTGAACGCCCGGGCCCGGTGCTCGGCGTCCAGGGCGTAATACGCGTCCGGCGTCATCCCCTGGCGCAGCGCAAGCGAGCGCAGCTCGTCGACGTTCGGGAGATCCGGCACGTCGGTCAGCGTCACCGCGGCGGCAACCTGGTGGCGGGCGCGGGACGCCTGTCGTGCCCGGAGGTGGGCGGCCAGCGTGGCCCGGAACACCAGGGCCTCGAGCTCGGCTCGGGGTCCTGCGAGCGCCTGGTTGAGCTGCTCGCGGGCCTGGTCGTAGGTCTCTGCGCCGCTCAGCCCGGCCGTGATCCCGGCTCGGATGGGACGGAAGACGTCCGGGGCCTGCTCGAGCATGCTCCGGATCAGGTCTTGCTCGTCTCCCTCGGGGGCTGTCGGTCGAGGACCCTCGGCGCTCACCTGCTGACCGCCCACCTGGGCGTGGAGCTCCGCGTCGACGTCCGGCGGCTCGGTCGGCGACGCAGGCGGAGTCGTCGCGGCCGGCCGCAGGATGACGTCGTCATCGCGGACCTCGGGGAGCTTGTAAGTCTCCTGGATGTAGCGCTCGGAGAAGCGGTACCCCATCCGCTGCAGCCGCTCGTCGATCTCCGACTGCTGCAGCAGGTCGGCCTCCTCCTCGAGCTGGAACTGCAGCCGCGGAGGGACGACCTCGGCCCCGTAGTTCCATGCGGTCCAGGGGGCGAGCAGCTGGTCGCTGAACGTGTCGGCGAGCAACCGACCGTCGTCCTCGACGATCTCCTGCTTGACCTTCCACTGGATCTCGCCGAGCGAACGGGCGCCGCGATCGCCAGCACGCGAGCTCAGGGACTGGCCCAGCAGCAGCAGCGCGTAAGCCTCGGCGCCCCAGTCGCACAGGTCGCGGTGGTTCGTGCCGCCCATCTTCTCGAGCGTCTTGATGACCTCGACCTGCATGTCCTCGGGGATCGCCGCCCAGGCGTCGCGGCCCATGTTCTCGAGCGCGGCCTCGAGGACCAAGCGCTCCTCCTTCTTGGCGCCCCGCGGGTACCTGCCGATCCGCATCGGCACGCCGAGGATCTCGAGCAGCTGGACCCAGCCCTTCTGCGCGAAGATCCGGAACAGGTAGAGCCACGCCAGCGGCCGAAACAGCCCGGCGCGACAGATCGTTCCGGTCAGCGGGGCGTAGCGGTGCTCGATCCAGCGGCCGGGCTCGAGCGGCTCGCCCTCGGTCTGGTTTCCGGCGGTCAGCAGCCGCAGCTCGGAGCCCGTGTCCTCATCGACGGTGAACCACTTCTGGTGCCGGTGCTTGAAGTCGACCGGCGCGATCCCCGTCGGCGACGAGTCCCAGATCACCTCGACGGCGGCGTAGCCCTTGCCCGTCGCGTCGAGCAGCCACCAGCACGCCTGGCGGAACCGCCGGCCGAGGCTCGCCAGCATCTGCTCGGCATCCTCGGCGGCCTGCACCGACCGGTCGTCGTCGTCGTCGCCAGCGAGCACGACGTAGTCCGCCGACGCCACCGGCCGCAGCCGGTCGAGGTACCGGCCGAGCAGCTCGGTGTCCTTCTCGAGCATCTCCTCGAACAGCTCGGCCTGGTGGTAGGGATCGCCCTGGGCCGCGGCCTTGAGGTACGAGGACAGCTTGTCCGGCGTCAGGCCCTCGGACGGGAAGTCCGACCAGATGCTGCGCACACCTCCGGTGCTCGGCGCGCCGACCTCGGTCATCGCCTTCGGCGGGCGGCCGTAGCGCCGCACCACCGACGAGCGGCGCACCAAATGTCCGGTCGCGCCCGCCATCAGAAGGCCCCCGCGGCGAACTGGATGGACCGGGGACGATGCGAGTACTCGGCCTTCCACGAGCCCGAGCGGGCGTGGTGCTGGTAGGCCGTCGCGACCAGGTCAGGGCCGTCCTTCTTCCCCTTCGGCTGCGTCACGAACTGCCGTACGGCAGGCTTCTGGATGCGCCGGAAGCGGACGCGGCCGCGACGCACCGGAAGCGAGATCGTCGCGATGTGCGTGTCCTTGTCGCCCTCGTGCAGCTCGAAGCCGGTCGCGAACACATCGACGCCGGCCTCCTTGGCGATCTGCTCGAACAGGGGCTGCATCAGCTCCTGGAACCCGACGTCCTCGAAGCGTACCGCCTCGCCGAGCATGTCGTGCTCGAGCATCAGCTCGACGATCCGCTGGCAGGTCTGCTCCGGCCGGCGGATCGTCACGTCCAGCTCGATGCAGAACAGCACCCGCTCCTTCGACCACCAGCGCTCGAGCAGGATCGCCGGCGAGTCGCTCTTGCGGTTGCGGCCCAGCGCCGGGTCGCACCAGATGATCGGCGGGTCCAGCCGCATCCCCTCGAGCTGCGACAGCTCGAAGTACTCGTAGTCGTCCAGGCTTGTCGGGAACGGCTTGCCCGCCTCGTCCGGGGCGATGCTGAGGAACTCCTTGCCGAACAGCTCCTCGCCGAGGTCCTCGCGCTCCTCGTACAGCGCCTCGAGGGACCACCGGTCCTCCCACAGCGCCCGCTCCTCGCCGGTCTCCGGATCGACGACGATCGCGGAGAAGCGGACCTTGTAGAAGCGCTTGTGCCGGTCGGGCCGGAGCAGCTCGTTCAGCAGGGTGTAGACGCCGAGGATCGTGCCGACGATGAAGATCCGCCCAGGACGGCCGTCCCGCGACGGCTTCGGCTCGCGGCCCGGCCGGACCGCTCCGCCGAACCAGCGGATCACCTTCGTCGTCGTGTCGGCGTTGCCGGCCTGCTCGTCGTCCTCGAGGTCGTCGCCCTTGATCCGATCGGGACGGTACGGGCCGTGGCGGCGGCCGCGGATCTTGCGCTGGCCGCGGCCGAAGGCCTCGACCATCGCAGTGCCGTCGTCGGCCAGGCGCTCGCCGACGATCGCCAGGACCTGCAACACGAACCACGCCTGGTCGTCGGGGTCGCAGTTGCCGGTGCAGGCCGCCAGCGCTTCGCGGTCGGCGACGGTCAGGGCCGCGGAGATCTCCGCCGCGGTGACCGTCGGCACCGGCTTGGCGCAGGGCCGCGTGATGAACTTGTTGTCGGTCCAGGTGTCCTCGCCGCGGAGGTTGCCGAAGTCGTACCGGAGCCGGTCGTTGTCGGCGAGCTCGTCGGCGATCCCCCCGACGAACTCCTTTGCCATCTCCGCCGAGGCGCAGATGATCTGCTCGTACCAGAAGAGCCGGAACGCCAGCTCGTACACCGAGTGGCCGAAGGTGATCGTCGTGCTCTTGGCGTGGCCGCGCGGCGCCGCCACGGCGGCGAACAGCTCGCGGTCGCAGATCCGGATCAGCTCCTTGTGGAACCGCGGCGACGGGTCCCGGAAGTAGTGCGGCAGGTACGTCCGGAAGAACGTCTCGATGTCGAGGAAGCTGCGGACCAGGCGGATCGCCTGCAGCGCCGGCGTGTCGTCCGGGAACGGCGAGGCGCCCAGCGCCGCGCGGCGCTCCAGCTCGTCGATCCGCTTCCACGCCTGGCGCTCCGTCGTCACTCGGCCACCCCCAGCGTGGTGAAGACGTGGGCTGTCAACGGGCGCAGGTACCGGCGGAACTCGTACAGCACCGAAGGTGCGTCGGTCTCCAGGTACGCGACGATCGCCTCGACCACCTGGACGACGAGCTCGCGCTTGGCTCGGTCGTCGATCCCCTCGTCGCCGGCGCGGTACCGGTACTCGGGGAACATCCGCTCGAGCTTCGCCAGCGCGTAGATCGCCTGGGGGTCGCCCTCCTCGAGGGCCCGCTGGGCGTGTCGCTTCTTCAGCTCGAAGACCATCTGCCGGTAGTCGCCGGCGTCCTCGGCGTGGGCCTTGCGCTCCTCGATCCAGTCCTGCTCGCGGCCCTTCTTCTGGATCGCGCTGAGGCTGATCCCGGTGCGCTCGGCGGCCTCGGCGTACGTGCACCCCTCCAGCACGACCAGGTCGTGGGCCTCGTGCCACTGGCTGGAGGAGTACCGGGTGTTCATTCGGGGCGGCGTCCGACACCGGGATGCTCGGTCGTGCCCTCGTACACGTCGATGCCCCGGCTGGTGATGCGGTAGAAGCTGAACTGCGCCTTGCCGACGATGCGGCGCTGCTCGCGGATCAGGCCCTCCTCCTCGAGGTAGCCGAGGTGGATGCCGAGCCGCGTGTCCATCCCGATCCCCTCGGCGGAGAAGAGCTTGCGGACCACGCGGTCGGCGAGCCAGTCGCCCTGCTCGTACAGGACCTGGAGGATGAGAGCCCGGGCGAGCTTCGACTCCTCGCTCATCGTGTCGATCGGCGTGGTCGGCTGGTCCTGGTGATCGCGACGAACGCGCATGTCAGAAGCCCTTTCCCATCAGCTCGAGGATCGTCTTGGTCTGGCCGTTGATCTCGCCGAGCTGCTTCTCCTGTGCCTCGGTCGTGCGCTGGATGTGCCCGGTCCATTTCTCCTGTCTCGCGAGGGACTCGCTGACCTTGGCGATCTGCTCGCCCTGCTCGTTCAGCGTCGTCTCGAGCTTCTCCATCCGGACGTTGAGCTGCTTGACCGTCTCGCAGTCGTCGCAGTCCGGCACCTCGAACCCCAGCGCCTGCAGCTGGCGGGTGGCGGCGGCCTCGGCCGGGTTGCCCGACGAGGGCTTCCGGAGCCTCCGGCCGCTGTGACGGTTGCGCAGGTAGGCCAGCGCCACCATGGGCAGCGCGACGGCGTTGGACAGGGACAAGGCCAGCAACGTGATCAGGAGAAGGGGCTGTTCCAGCAGCGCGACCATCGGCGTCCGGTTCCGCGTGTTGCAGCAGCGCCGGCGGCCCCTTGACCGCCGGCGCCTGGCCTAGCGCCCGATGGGCGCTGCTCTATAGCCGCAACGTGTTCCTCAGCTTCGGGGGGTTGGGCCCTGGCCGGCACCCGTCGAACCGACCAGGGCCAGCGCCCCGCTTACTGGCTCGCGGATGGTTCGGGCAACCTCAGCGGCCAGCTCGTACGATCTGAGGCTGGCACGGACGACGCCGATGCGCCCGCGCACCTGAAACCGTTTCGCGCTGTAGGACCGAAATCGTCAGGAAGAGGGGGCGGTTTCCTCGGAATCGGACGTCGGTTGCTGGGCGATGGCCAACAAGACGTGATCGAACAAGGGGTCGAAATCACCCGTCATGCAGCTCGCCATGACGTCGTCGTAGGGAGGATCCGGGTGCTTCAGGACGGTGTTCTCCCACTCAAAACCAAACTGGCGAAGAACCACCATCCAGAGCAACCTCGAGATCCGGCCGTTTCCATTCAGGAACGGGTG